TGATAAGCTCTCACGTTCTAAAGTGAGAGTTAGATTAGACCCTCGTGGTCTGCCTGTAATTATTCCTTGGTCATTGAGACAGGATTTATCCTTATCTCTCGAGCAAGCGAACGTTACACGTGCAACACTTACTCTCCTTGCTATATTTAGGGTATTCCCTACTAAGGTAGTTCCTGACTTGTCCTCTATTACTGAGGAGTTTAATGGTCTTTCAAGATCGTTAGATTTAGGATCTATTCCGAAACGGTTTACTCGAAGATTTAGAATTGGATTTTCTAAATGTAGAGGTTTCATTTCTGAATCGGCAGGGCCGAACACTCGTAGAGCCACTTGGGGTTGTGCTTTAGACGCTATTGCGCTCATACACAATCCAAAACATGCTTTAGTAGTTCTTTTAGTTCTATTTAGAACTCGTTCTTGGATCTATATCCTTTCCTTAATACTAATCTGGATTCTTGGAATACCCCTATTTATAGGTCAGTATTTCCATTTGTCTCCTAGATCCGTATTAGGTAAACTTTCTATAGTCTACGATCAAGCCGGTAAAGCCAGAGTTGTTGCAATAACAAACTGGTGGATCCAACTTTGCCTCCTTCCTTTACATGAATCTATTTTTAGATTCCTGTCAAGTTTAGAGACAGATGGAACGTTTAACCAATCAAAACCCCTTGATAGATTATTATCTATTGAGAGCAATGAGAAGTTTTACTGTTATGACTTGTCCGCAGCTACAGATCGTCTCCCTCTGGATGTTCAGATTGACATTTTGAATCAAATCAGTGGTAAAAGAGAAGGTCGGATCTGGAAAGAGCTTCTTGATATAACTTGGAAGTACCGTGATACAGAAGTTAAGTACTCTGTTGGGCAACCAATGGGGGCTTACTCTTCTTGGGCAATGCTCGCTCTAACTCACCACATTCTTGTACAAGTCGCAGCTAGTCGCGCCGGAATCAAGGAATTTGATTCTTACGCTGTATTAGGTGATGATATTGTTATCAGACATAGTAGTGTAGCGAATGAGTATCTCCTTATCATGAAGGCATTAGGGGTTTCGATCAACCTAAACAAATCAGTCGTTTCGACTGATCTTGTTGAGTTTGCTAAGAGACTTCGAACTGTGACACATGATGTATCACCTATAGGTCCAGGAAATATCCTTGCGACCTGTAGACGTCCGATTATGTCAGCAACTCTTTTCTTAGAGCTCGATCAAAGAGGAATTATCTCCTCACCTGATGCATTCAAGAGCTATCTTAGAACGTTTCCATTTAAATGTAAACGTATCTCAATAGCTCTTGCCGCTGAAGGTGTGCGAGGTCGTCTTCTATCTCTTCGCCAACTAGATGTCGAAACATTGAGCTGGATAGCCGGAGTAGAGCTTATAGACCCCGCGGGTTTTATTTGGGGATTGAAAGACAATGCTATTAGCATGTCCCTCGATAACGCCTACAAGGCAGTCTTATCAGCTAAGAAAGAAGAACAGTATTTCTATAGAAATGCTATTCGTATTTCCGCCTCTAAGACTCTTGCTCAAGATCTCTTTGGAGTCTTGACCTTGTTTGCGTCCCCGAGTTTCTGGTTATACTTGGAATCGGTTATCCGATCCCGTGTATTATCAGAAGAGTTCTACGCTAGTCTCGCTTGCCTATCAGTAGGTGATTCTGATAACATCATGAATCTCTTATTCAAATCAGATCTCCCTCACGTTTCAGTGAGATGGGATCGAATTAAAGCAAGAAGATTTGTGTCTAAAGTGCGTACCTTTGCGGCACGTACCTTGGAATGCACCATTAACGACTTTTACAGATCTAGAGGATTGGCCTTAAAGGCTAACTTTTCTAAAATCCATAAAGGGTTATAGATAGGG